GTCTGGTCGCTAGGGTGTCACAAGTTTTACACAGTTGTGAGTCAGGTGAGCCCTTGACCATATGTTCGTTAACGTGCCCTAAGGCACACTTGTAGTCGAAGAACTTAAACATGTGAGTAGTGATCCACAATAGGATCTTCTACACGCTGCGATTCCTCGTAGCCTATACGTGTTGTTTCTTCTAAGTTGAGAATAGAGCCTAGGATGTTGAGTTGGCCCTTACGGAAGTAAAGGTCTTTCTCGTCTTTAGCACTTTCTATTGAGTTGATTACAGGGATATTTGAGCTTAAGTCTTCTACAAATGTTTTCCAACCATCCGTTCTGAATAGTTCATTCATATGCCTAAAGTAAAGCTCTAATTCATTATCTGTCATTCTATACTACCTATTATAACACATATTTACTTAAAAGTCAATGTTTTTGTTTACTTTTTGCAGGAACTGTGCTAGCCGACGTTAATTTGGCCACCTGCTCCTCTAGCTCGGCCAGCCTGCTCAAAAGCCTGCTGTAACTGCTGTTGATCTGCTCCACTACTTGGTTGAGGTCGCGCTGGGATACCATTGTTCTGTGCTCCTTGTTTGCTATTGAATTGCATGTCCATTTGCTTCTCTTTAAGCATACGATCAGCTACTTTTAGTCTACGTTCAAACTCTTTATCATCACTTTCACCGTCTTTAAGGTTCGTTGTGATGGCTTTAATACGATCTATCTCCATTTCCAGAGGTATAGCCTTAGCTTCAATCATAAGCTTCTGTGCTCGTGCTTTAGATTCTTCAGCTTGTGAGGATAATGCAGCAGTCTGAGAAGCTTGGAAAGCCAATTCAGCTTGTCTAGTCTCTTCCTGTGCTTTCTGGGCCTCTGGAGTGGGTTGTGAAGCCTTGTCTATCAAGCCTATTAGCTCTTCACGATTACTTACATTCATGTTGTCAACGATAGACTTAAGCATGACTGGGTAATAAGGTGTGTCCTTGCCCATTGTCTGCAGTAGTTGCACTAGCTGACTGACCTCATACTCACGAGCAATGATACCCAACGTGGATGTAGCATTAAACTTGTAATCAGAGACAGGGTAGAGCTCAGGCTCATACTGCATATAACGCCAAGCCGCTTTCCGTACAAAAGGTATCAAGAAAGACTCTTGGAAGTTAATAAGGGTGCGCTTGTGTCGCTTGATGATGGCACCCAGAGACATCGAAATGCCTGCAGCAGTAGCTTCTCCATTGATTTGACCACCAACACCAGAAGAGTCAACAGCACCTGTACTCTGCTGTACCATCGACTGTAGTGCTGAAGCCTGAGCAAACGTAATTTGGCTTACATTACCAAAGTTAAACGGATTAATGATCTCTCGTGGGTCACCATTCGTTAATAATAGTTTGCCAGCACGAATCTCTGGCTTAGTGCCGCGTGGGATGCGTGTAGCGTCCATAGCAAGCATAGGGTGTACTGTAAGTGCTAGGGCGTCTATACGTGCCCGTAGCTCTGCGTCTAGTGCTTTCTGACTGTTGTAGCCCTTCTCACATACGCCACGACCATAGAAGCGACTAGGGACAACATCCCAAGGGAATGCAACGATAGGTCGATCCTTCATCATGTATGGGCTAGGCTCAGCCTTAAGCAATGTACCTTCGTTAGCAATGATGACCACAGCTTCAATGTAGTAGCTTTCTTTGTCCTCTTCGTCTAGGCTGTAGTCTAGCTCTTGCTCAAGTAAGTGGCGTGGGACGAGACCATAGTACTTAGTCAAGCGAGTCTTATCGTCCTGTGTCACCGTAAGCTCAGAGTCTGGCTCTAGGTTGAAGTCTTCACTAGCAGAGCCAATGTAGGTGTCACGATAGATACCTTGCTCTTGCAACTGTTCTACAGTATGTGTGCCGACAAACTCGTCTACAGCACAGCCTAAGGCTTCCTCAATGTTAGTAGCTACTGGATCAATACGGAAGTTCTGTGGCAACACTGGACGTAGGCGTACAATGGTACGTTTAGATATGTTGACACCAACAGCTTCCATAGCGCCACCCATGACTTTCTCAGTCGCAGGTCGCATCTCATTAATCTCTTCAAGGACTACTTCACCAATACCATTACCAAAGACGGCTGAGTTGATTAAGCATTCACTGACATCCCTACGTATCTTAGCTGTGTCAAAGTCCTCATGGAGCTTCTTGCGTAGGAAGCCAATGTCCTGAGTCTCTGAGTCACCCATGTTATCTTTAATGTCAAAGTACTTACCACGACCGAATGTAGCCTCTTCTATCTCTGCTACGTTAGACTCTACGGCCTGCTGCAGTGCTGGCGCAATGATCTGGCTACGCTCAGCTTGTCTAGTCTTGTCACTAGCAGCCCAGATACCACGCCAGAGGCGATAGTACTCTTCGTGCTTACGTGCGTAGTTGGTTTCGTAGTAGTCGCCCCAGTCATTGACTTTGGTCATTACCCAGTCTTCTAAAGACTGCTCAATGATTATAGGATCTGTTGATTCGTTGTTGTCTAACATGCTCATAATTTAGTATCCACTAATTGAGTCGATGGTTTCAAAGTCATCGTATTCTTCAAAGTTACCAGCGTAGGTTACTTTAGCGAGTTGGTCTATATAGGCTAAGGAGTCTATTAAGTCGTCATGGGTTAAGGGGTCTGGGAACTGGAAGAGTTCATCACAGAAGCGTGAGTGCCATTCCTTCTTCTTTTTGTTAAGTGTTATACGACCGTGTTCAAAGCGACCCTGTAGGGCCCACATGATCCTGTCAGTCTTCTTTTGGTTACCATGAGTAAGCTCCTCTACACGAAAGTAGAAGTTCTGACGCTTCATCATATCCATGATTGGTGACATAACAGCTTGCTTAGAGATACCTTTCTCTATACCTACGGATAGTGGCTTATAGTCACGTACCGCTTGGAATATTTTAGTTGCAGTTTCATCTAGTGTCCACCGACCATATATGACATCCTCAATGAACCATCCTTCTTCGTTGACATATACGATTGATATGGCAGAGTTGTCTAAGCGACTAGTGTTGCCTTTCTTCTTTGACACATCTTGGAAGCCAGCTAAGTCAATAGCAATGTAGTAGTCACCATCTCCATCAGGCTTAGTGCCGAAGTGTAGCCACTCCTCTTTGAACATCTCAGAGCCTTGGTTCTTAAAGCTAGCCATGAACTCCTGTTGAAACGCATGTGTTGACATACTCTTCTTAGCAGCATTGATCTCATCATCATCTAAGGTTTCATTATCGTAGCTTGTGAAGTGCCATGCGGCGAAGGTAACATCATCGTCACCAGAGAGCTCTGCATACTTGTATAAGTCATAGAAATGGTTACGACCCTTAGGTGTACCTATGAATAAACAGCCGCCCTTTTGGTCAGCTAAGGCAGGACGTAGGATCTCTTCAAACACCTCAGGCTTCATGTCGCCATACTCATCCATGACTAGGAAGCGTAAGGAGACACCACGCATAGTGTCAGGTCTATCGGCTCCTTTGAGGGATATGGTGGCACCATTGACTAGAGTGATTTGCATATTGTTGATATGTGCTTGGGAGATGACTGGAGCACCTAACTCTAGCAATAGCTTCCATAGTATGTCTCTTGCTTGTCCTTGGGTGGGTGCAACATAGAAGACATGGGAGTTTGGTAAGGTAGCCTGTAGTGCGTTGACTATGAGAAGCCAAGCAGCTAAGCGACTCTTGCCACAACGGCGCCCTGCTGCAACCACCTTGAACCTAGTTTCATCTGCCCATACTTTCTTCTGCCACTCAAGTAAAGCAATACTAAGATCACTCATAGTTGTTCAAACCAACCGTTACCTACTCGCAGTTGTTGACCTAGCTGTAGGTTAGTGTGATCTATAACTTCAGGGTTGATTGCTTGTAGATCCTCTACTGACATACCACTTCTCTTAGCTATGTTGTAGAGGGTGTCCTCAGCAGCTACGGTGTGGGAGCTTTGTTGTGCTGGTACTTCAGGGTCTAGTGCAGAGGCATTGACATCAACTGTCTGCTCTTGTTCCAAGGCGGGGTCTAATGGTGTACCAAGCTTATAACCTCCTTTAGCATAAGCTAAGGCAGATTCTTTATCCATCTCATAGTTATTACCTGAGAGAATAGCGTACTTCAGTGCATTGAAGTTACCAGCATCAGTATCTTCAAACTGGAATAGTTTACCATCACCAGTGTCCACTATAGTAGGATAGACATACCACTTACCTGTTTCTTCATCATAGTTAGCAGCCATACGGTGAGTGGAGTGTGTTCCATCTTCATTCTGTATGACAGGGTAGTTCTGAGGATTGTTAATACGATCTTCAAACTCAGGTGCTGGTTTCTGTTGTTGTGTTGATTGCTCTTGTGGAACCAGAGGAGCAGGCTTAAAGAAATCTAAGGCTCTAGTAGCCGTGGGTACATCCGAAGGGTCTGTATGGTGATAATTTAAGTAAAGATCCATACCTGAGCGCTGGTCACCCTCAAGCATTCCTGTGAGGTCTGAAGTGTTCTGTTGATAGATGTTAGCAAGCATTACTTCTTCTTGCCTATCCTTGGTCAACTTGATTGGATCGTTGTCTTTACGTGCCTGCAGAAGCCATGTGGGTGGTTTCTTACCCGCTTGTTTGTATGAGTTGCTTAGACGGTTAAGACCTGTTTGGTATGCGTTATCGTCCCCTTTGGTAAGGAACTGATAGATACCACGGGCAGAGGAGCCGTCCTTGTTAATTAGGTCAGTACCATACTTACTCTCAATACCAGAAACATTATAGCTAAACTTATCCATGTTAGCTAAGGCAACTTCCCTTGTAACACCTACACGGTTGACATAACTGTCCAGTATAATATCTTTAATTGACATCTGAGTATTCCCCTTCGATTGCATCACCACTATTGACAGCAGTAGTGCCGACACCAGTAATATTGATTTGAATGCTACTCTTGCCACCACCTTTGACCACCTCTTGCTCAAATGCAGCTGTAGGGGCTACACGATCCATGATTAATTTCCATGCACTAGCTTGATGTTTATGTTCATCGTCTAAAGCAGCATTGAAGATAGCGTCTAGTACTTTGGCGGACTTAGGTGAGGCCAACATACGTGCTTTGTATTCATTGATGATAGTAGCATCACCTTTGGGGCGACCTATGATACCTTTAGGTTTCTTTAGGCTTGCTTTAGGTGGACGACCTACCCTTTTAGCTTTCTTAGCTATAGTGGACTTGGTGTCTTTAGGGGTGACTGTGGGAGACAAATCAATTACCTCTATGTTGTGAGATTGAGTGTGCTATGGTGTACTCTAGTGTACTTAAGAGTCTTTAAGTGATACGTTAAGAATAATCATTAAGTAATTACTAAAAGAGTTGTTAAGTAACTAAAGCACACTATAGTAGTATTATAACATATTTAGAGCTAATTGTCAATCTATTTATCAACATTAAGCATATTCTT